TATTACAGTAGTTATGAATACCTATCTCTACTGAATATATATTTTTTTTAAATAGTTCTTTACTTTGTTCCAGATTCATTTTTCACATTATAAAACGTATATTTAACTGTTAATTCTTCCCACGCTTTTATAGGTCGTTCAGTATATAAAAAATACTTATTATAGTCTTCAACATCTTCACGCCCTAATACACCTCTCACCTTTATACAATTTGGAGTATCACTATGATTAATATGACCACCTAAAGGTGTTCTTATAAGTTCATCTTTAACAACAATATGACATAAACCTAACTTTATATCTTTCTCAATAAACTTTGTTGTAAATAATCCTTGACCTTCTATAGAAGATTTTTTAATTATTAATCCGTCTGGTAATGGTTTATACATTAGCTTGGTCCCATTTTATCATCTTTATCTCCATAATGTAAATAAGACATCATAACATATTTTGGTCCACTAATTGGTTTTAATCCAGCGTGTGGATGAGTCCAAAAAGGTGGAAACACTAACAATCTTGTTGCTCTTGGTGAAATCATTATATTCTGTTTTGGTAAATGTGTTTCACCGCCTTCTTCAACATCATTAAGATATAAAATAAAAACTAAAAAACGTTTTGCTGAAAGACCCCTAGAACGGAGTACATCAACGTGTTCTTTAAATTCATCTTTATCATTAGGTAAATATTTTTTTATTCTTATGTTTTCCCTATCAATTATTGGTGGAAAATGTTCATTTTTTATATTTAAATTCATCATATATCTTTCTTTATACAATTTCAACATATGAAGAAATTTATCTCTAGGTTCTTTCCAAAAGAGAAGGTTATCAGGTTTGTCTATATCAATTTCAGTAAATTCTTTATGACCAGTTTTAAATGCGTCTACACTAGATTTATTGTAGTTGGCTATCTGTTCAAACTTATTAACAATCATTTTACAATCTTCCACGTCCATTGCGTGATTATACACCATCATATTATTCTTAGCAAATTCATCTAATGTAGATGTTGGCATATCTCTTAAACGTGAATTAAAATTAGGTTTAGTTTTGTCCATAACTACTCGGTGCCATAAATGTTCGTCTAACTATTGCTGCTTGTTCATCTTTAGTTTTAACATAATATCCTTCAATATGTGTATATCCATTTTCTTTTGCCCAATACACTCTCTTGTTGCCTGTATGTACTGCAATACCAGGTATAGGAATTCCTGAATATGCGTCCTTCGGCCATCTTTTTTCTACTAACCAATAATACTTCATATTAGTATATATGATTGGATACATCATACCTAACCTATCTATACTTTTCTTAAATTTAGGATATCTTTTCATCATCCAATCATTATCAGCAGTTAACATTAAATTTTCTAATGGTACTTCTACTACTCTTGGAGTTACACCTACTAAAGGTTCATCTTTACAAGTAACTCTTTTTTTTGCTTTTAATAATTTCATACTTGTAATTCAAAAACATCAAATTCAATGCCTTCTAACTCTTTTGGTTTACCTTTAGGATAAGTCGGCCAAAGTTGGAATTCTTCTCCAGTTGTATCACTTTTACAACCTGCAACTAACCAATCCCATTTAAATTCTCCGTCTATAATAAACTCGTTCATCACTTCATATCTTCCATCTGGTTTTTGTAAAAGTAATTCTTTTTTACATTCTTCCATATTTTTATACCAACCTTCCATTTGGAAAGTTTGTTGTGTTTCTATTGGACTATGACCAATTAGATATGCTAATATTAATATTTTAAAGTCGCCCATAATTTGCCTTTGCTATATACCAACTATCAACTATATCTGATACTGGATTGCCTGCCTTTGCTGTGTCTAATAACTTCTTTAAATCTGTTTTTGTATCTTTACAAAATTGTTCGTACATCATTTCTTTATCTGCATTACCTTTACCTGTAGCAAATTTCTTAACAACACTTGGTACAATAACACTATATTTCCATTTTTGTTCTAATAATCTATATTTAAGTATACCACAATTTTCTGCTATTTGAAATAATGCTTGACCTTTAGAACCATAAGAATAGTTTTCTATTGCTATTGTAATCCCACCAGGTTGATATAAACGTAAAACTTTTAAAACCCAATCAGAAATTTGAGTAAATCTTTGTATAGGGTCTGTCCACGGTTGATGTTCAGAACCATTTATATTTCCAAATACACCTAAATGTTTCTTTTTATTTGTAAGGAAATAAAAGCGACTATGCTCAAATGTAAAGTCTTCTGTTACACATATTGCAGGACTTGTTAAACTATAATCAATCCCAACTTGTTTCATCTTCTTCTCCAATTTCATCTTCTTCATCATCCAGTTCATAACTACAAAATGGACACGACATAGGTTTCATATCTGTTTCTTCATCATCATATTTAATTGTAAATTTAGTCTTACAATTTCCACAGGTGGTCTCAAATTTCTTTATATCATCATTTAGATCCATTATATACTTTTACAATTTAAATTTCTTGAATTGATCCTTCTGTACGTCTTGTTTAATTCCACCTATAACATAACTTTCAATTTCGGTCTCCTGTGGTGCATTTTGTAATGACCTACTATTTAACCAATGGTCAACCCAAGGTAATGGATTTGTTTTCTGGTCGTATCTTGGTTCTAATCCTATTGCTCTCATACGTCTATTTGCCATATACTCTACAAATTGATGTAATAGTTTTTCTGATAATCCTATCATAGAACCTTTTGAAAACAAATAAGTTGCCCAACGCTTCTCTTGTCCAACTGCATTTTCATACATTGTATAAACTTCTTTTTCTGAATCTTTCATAACTTTATTCATAATTTTATCGTTTTCATTATCACGATAGTTATTAAGTATTCTTTGTGTTATTGATAAATGCAAAGTTTCATCCCTTGCAATTAAAGAAAGTATTTTAGCAGAACCTTCTAACAACTTTAATTCTCCAAATGCAAACGAACAAGCAAAAGAAACATAAAATCTTAATCCTTCTAATATATTAACAGTCATCAATGTTAAATATAATTTCTTTTTCAACTCATACATATCAACACTATCTGGTTGTAATTGCCATTTATAACCTAAATTAATCATATCATCATATCTACTTGTTATACTCATTGCCCTTTTCTCAATTTTCTCATCTGTAATTATAGTATCAAAAACTTCACTAGGATTTGAATATAAGTTCTTTATAATGTATGTATATGAGTGTGAGTGTATGTTTTCAAAGAAATCCCAAGCTATAACACAACTTTCTAATTCAGGTATAGATACAAATGGTAAAAATGCCAAACAAGGTCCACGTCCTTGCACACTATCCATCATTGTTTGATATTTTAAATTAGATGTAAATATAAATTTACTTGGTTCATTTAATTCTTTAAAATCTGATATATCTTTTTGTAAAGATACTTCTTCTGGTCTCCAAAAATAACCTAACTGTTGTTGAAACAGTTTATTAAAGATAGGATATTTCATTTCATCATATCTTTGCACTTGTAAATCTTTACCAAAAAACATAGGTTGTTTGGTATAATCTAATTTCTTATCTATATTAAATACACTTTTAGTCATTTATCGGTTCTAATTGGTCTTGCATTCTTTCTGATTCTGTTAATTCATAATGGTGGTCATCACTATCACCTGCTGTCCATTTATTCATATTATCTACACTATACTCTCTAGTAGATACTTTATAATCTGGTCTTTTTGGTTTACTAGGTGTTAATGATTTATCATAAAACAAAACTCTATTATTAGGTTGAGCAGCAAAATGCCCATTATCTAACTTTAGTATGTTAAATGATTTATGTTGAGAAGGAGTTTCACTATACCCTACATTATTTTCTTTATTCGTTGCACAACAACTATCTATACTAAACATATAGTTTCCTTCATATAATTTCTTACTTGGTGATAAAAACGTACATCTATTACCACTTACCAATTGTTTCTGTATAATAGTAATATCATAATCAAAACAATCCCATAACTGTAATTCTGGTAGTGCTATATCTTCTTTTGTTTTTTTCCATACAAAAGCATTTATAGGCAACTTATCATATAGTGCTCCTGTTTCATACAAATAAGTTTCAAAGTATAATGCTCTGCCTTGAATACTTTTAACAGTACACCAAATACCTGGTTCAAACTCTCCAAAACCTTTTTCTAAATCATAAAGGTATTGTTTTTTAACTAGTACTTCCGTATGTGGTACATTTGCACATAAAAATGCCATAAAGTTCCTTTAAATTACGCAGGTTTCACATTCTTCTTCGTCTTTTTTCTCCATTATAGTTTTTGTTTCTGGCACATCATCTTTCCAACCAATAGGGTGTACAGGTTCCTCTATATCTCTTTTACTATCATATGTATTCTGATAATAGGAAGTCTTCCATCCTAATTTATAAGTTGTTAATAAATCTTCCGCCATTATTGATAAAGGTATTTCTCCTTCATCATAATTTTCAGGATTATACGACCAATTACCACTAATTGATTGGTCAAAGTATTTCTGCATTACTGCTACTATGTTTATATATCCTTCGTTAGATTTCATATCCCATAACAATGTATAATTATTTTTCAATTTTTTATAATCAGGTACAACTTGTTTTAGAGTACCTTTCTTACTTTTCTTAACTGAAATATAGTCCCTAGGTGGTTCAATGCCGTTTGTGGCATTACAAACCACACTAGAGCTTTCAGAAGGCATTTGAGCTGTGAGTGTGCTATGTCTTAACCCAAATTCCTTAATATCTTTCCTCAAGTCTTCCCATTTATAAGATAGTTTCCTAGATACAATCTCATCAACTTCTTTTTTATAGGTGTCTATTGGTAAGATACCGTCTGAATACTTTGTTTTAGAAAAGGATTCACATTTGCCCTTTTCTTTTGCTAATTCATTACTTGCTCTTAATAGATAATATTGGAACGCTTCTGATAGTTTATCAACTTCTTTCCAAGCAGATTTACTTTCATAACCAAGTCCTAATGTTGCTAAGTAATGAGCAAGACCAATATATCCAATTCCTAAACTTCTTCTATTTCTTGTAGAAATTTCTGCCGCTCTAACTGGATATCCTTGATGGTCTATAACTTCATCTAATGACCTTACTGCTAAATCGCATAAGGATTCTAATTCATCTAAATCTTTTAAAAGTCCTACATTAATTGCTGATAAAATACATAATGCAATTTCTCCTTTACCATCTATATGACTTATTGGGTCAGTAGGTAAAGTAATCTCTTGACATAAGTTAGACATATAAATTTTATCTTTAAAAGAGGAGTGAGTATTACAATGGTCTATATTCATAATGTAAATACGACCTGTTTCTGCTCTTTCTTTTAAAATTGACATAAACAAGTCCTGTGCTTTTACTTTATGTTTCCATACACTTGTTTTTCTTTCTGCCGTTTTATATATTTCATCAAATTCTTTTGTTCCCCACGCTTCATAAAGTTCTGGTACTTCGTGTGGTGAAAATAATGTTATCTCTTCATCATTAATAAATCTTTCATAAAATAATTTAGATAACTGTATAGAATAGTCTAATTTTCTTACTCTATTATCTTCGCTACCTTTATTATTTTTTAATACAATAATATCTTCTATTTCTTTGTGCCAAATAGGAAAGTGAACGGTTGCCGAACCTCCTCGTACCCCATTTTGAGTACAACACTTAACAGTTGCTTCAAATTTTTTAAGAAAAGGAATGACGCCAGTATGTTGTACTTCGCCACCTCTAATACGTGAGTTGATTCCTCTAATTCTTCCTGCATTGATACCAATACCTGCTCTTTGGGCAACATACTTGCCAATAGCCATATCACTGGAAAAAATACTAGGCAAAGTATCATCAACATCCACCAAGACACAACTCGCATACTGCCTAATAGGAGTTCGTACACCAGCCATAACAGGTGTTGGAATATTAATTTTAAAACGTGAAATAGCGTCATAATACTTTTTAACATAACTCATCCTTTTGTTTTTTGGGTATTGTGAAAATAATGTAGCAGATATCATCATATACATAAATTGTGGCGTTTCATAAATTTGTCCTGTACTTCTATCTTGCACTAGATACTTGTCTATGACTTGTCTTAAACCTGCATATGTAAAAGTATAATCTCTTTCGTGATTTAACCAATTTTCCATTCTATCAAAATCTTTTTTGTCATACCAATTTAAAATTTCTTTATCATAGACGCCTTTGTCTATA